AAAATATCCATTTGTCGCAAACCCGGTTGTAGATGCAACCGTACAAGTTCGTGTACCTGTCCACTTGTATACGTTACCGGAGTTCCACGTTGTTCTACGGCCAACAACATAAACTTGGTCAGCGGCATTTGGCACAACGCCTCCCGCCCAAGTAGACGTAGCGTTTGGATTTGCGTTTACTTCATACCCAACACCATCGTTGCGATTACTGTAGATTGTTGCCATCTAACTTGTTGTTTAACGCATCAATTACAGAAGAGATAAAGTAAATGTCATCGCTCAATTCACGAAGAACATAATCGTCCGTTGTGTCTTTATCCATTTCATCAAAATTCTTTTGCAACTGCTCACGAATGGATTCAAGTTGCTCAAGGTCTACGTTGCTTGAAATGGTTGCAGTAGCAACCTCACCATCAAATTCAAATGGTAAGGTTTTTATTGCGAGACCAAGGAGTTTTATGCTCTCTGAAATGTTTGACATTACTCTTCTTTTAATGTTTGGATTTTTGGAATATCCTTACGTGTTGCTTGAACGTAGTAATAAAATGAGATATTCTTTGCACGTGACTTAACAATGATTCTATCATCACATATAGAATCTACATATAAAGCCTGCGCTTTGCCCGTTGGCGTAATTTGAACGGTTATCGTGTCACAATCAACGAGCCACTTCCAATCTTCGGGAAGATGGATTACTCCGGTTGAATTTCCACGAATGTATACGGAATGCTCTGGGCCTTCCACCACACCATACACAAGTCTAAAGCCGGGCTTTAATGGGTGCTTAATGCTAAATGATTTCTCAATAGCCTCAAGCAGCCCATTAATATTTACATCCGATAGGAACTTAATCATAACCTAAAGTTACGATTAGATTGCTGCAAAAATAACTACCCGAATTGAATTGTCAGCAGGTGCTGTAGCAAAGTTCAATGTTACCGTATTCGTGTCTGTACGTACAACATCCGTATAGATTGTATCGTATGTTGTAGTGTCATACAATTGAACAATTACATCACGAGTAGCAAGGTTGTGTGTGATGGGAATTGTGGTTGCACCCGTGCCAATCGTAGCAACATATCTGCGCTTGGTTAATTCAGCCGTTACGCCAATTTCAGTCAAACTGAAACTTACGTTTGCAGAACCATCAACCGCTTTAGTGCTTGAACCAATGGTTACGTTGCGAGACGTACCCCAAGAAGCAGTCGTAATGTTGGCAGAGCCATTGAAACTTGTTCCGTTAATGGTTCTTGCGGTTGCAAGAGTAGTTGCAGTTCCTGCGTTACCCGTTATGGAGATTCCCCAAGTGCCAGATTCGTGAACAACACGATACCAAGGCATATTAGTTGTACCAACTACATCCGTTGTTTTGAAGGTATTTGTAAAGTAGTAGCCTCCGTTAGCAGTACCCTGGTCTACAGCAACAATAGCATTGTCAATTTCAGAAGAACCGTCAGCAGCCGTAGAGCGAGTCCACGCACCAGCGTTTACAATGTAGATTCCGTTTTCACGTTGCGCAGTTTGGCTCTTAACCAATACACGGTCACCCGCCACACAAGAGATTCCATCAATTGTTTGCGCCCCGGTAAGTGCAATATTTCCCGTTGTAGCAGCCTTTACCGACTTCTTAAAGTTAGAAGTTGGGAATAGGGTAAGGTCGGCAACAGGAAGTGTAGTGGTGATTGTAATGTTTGCACCACCATTGAAACTTGCTGAACCACTTACAACTCCGCCAACGGTAATTGTACGTGCTGTTTTAAGGGTTACGGCTGTGTTTGCAGCAATTTCTGCCTCTGTCCAAGTAACGGCAGCAGAACCATCTACGTTCTTTGAAGTTCCACCAATGCTAATCGCTCTGGCTGTTCCCCAAGAAGCAGTAGTGATGTTTGCGCTACCATTAAAACTCGTTCCGTTGATGGTACGACCAGTAGTAAGCGTAGCAGCACTACCGCTTACGCTAATACCCCACGTTCCGTTTTCGTGGACAGCACGATACCAAGGCATCGCAGTAGTTCCAACAACATCGGAAGACTTGAATACGTTGGTGAAGTAGTATCCACCATTAGTAGTACCTTCATCAACCGCAACGATTGCGCTATCAATTTCGGTAGAGCCATCGGCAGCAGTTGAACGTGTCCAAGCACCCGTTGAAACAACATAGATACCATTCTGCGCAGCAGTTGTCTGATTCTTTACAAGAACACGGTTACCTGCTACAACGGCAACGCCATCAATCGTTTGAACATTACTTAATGTGATGTTTGCCGTAGTGGCTACACGTACTGACTTCTTATAGTTTGAAGTAGGGAACAAGGTAAGGTCTTGAGCAGCAAGTGCTACGTTTGGAGTCCAACCCTCTCCTGCAGTTCCTGTAACAACAATACCATTGTTTCCTGTTACACTTGCAACGTAGTTACCCGTAGTGTCTGTTCCAAGAGCAACGGAGTTCGCAGCGATGGCAGCATTAAGGGTCATATTTGCTGTACCATCAATGGTTACGTTACCCGTAAGGTCTCCACCAAGAGTCAGCACTCGTGCAGTACCCCACTTATCTGCTGTAGCAGCACGTCCAGGGATTCCCCAAGACAAAGAACCTGCCGTAGCACCTGCGATAAGCGAATTTCCGCTATTGGTAGTTCCGGTTGCGGGTACGTGAAGGTTTCCATCACCCGTTGGGTGAGAGTAGTTATTATATTCCGTAGAAAGCGGAATATTGTAATATGTAGTTCCGTTATTGGTGAATGTCCATCTGTCTGTTGTCTCGTTCCAAAGAACGTCAACCTTTGATGAAGACCCACGATTTACCGTAATACCTGCATTCTCCGTTGGGGTTGCAGCAGCGTTACTATTAAGTTCAAGGATATTGTCTTGAATAGTTACGGTCTCGGTATTTACTTGGGTAGTAGTTCCACTAACGGTAAGGTTTCCTGCGATTGTAACAGTAGTGCCATCGTCAGTAATTGAAGAATTAACTAACTGACCATTCGTGCCATCCCACTTTAATACTTTGTTTGCCGTGAGTGAGCCACTTCCTTTCAATGAAAGAGTAAGGCTTCCAGATGCACCACCGCCATCAAGACCACCGTTTGTATTTACTGCCTCAATATCTCCACTTACGGCCTTCCAAGTAGGCGTAGCACCACCAACGGTACATAGGTAAATGATACCACCATTGTAATAGATTTGTCCCTCAACAGGGTTTGATGGTGCTGTACCTAATGGTTGAATTACTGCGTTTTGCAGTTCATTCTTGTTTAGGTCAATGTGATTTAAAAACTTGACTGCCATAATTAATTTATATATGCTTTTCCGGAGAAACTACTACTGAAATTTACAATAATTTGATTAAGTGTGATGTAGTTAACATCACCAACAACAACACTACCTGCTGAATCAACAACAGTCGCTGATGGATATTTACCAAGGTTGTGGTTAATAGTCCAAGAGTTTGATGCAGTTCCTTGTGTGTGTACGTACTCAATGGCTTTGTTTTCCCAAATGCTATTACCGGAGTTGTACAACAATGCGTTGCGATTTGATGGAGAAGTGATTGACACATCGTGTAATTCGCCTACTTCAAATCCATTCTGAACACGAACAACCATTGACCCTGCCGTTGGGTGTGAGCGTGTAACAACGCCCAAGAAAACCGAATGGTTTGGTGTTTGCGGTGGAACTGATGTCATTTGACCCGCAACCGTGTCAAGCCACATATTGGTTCCCGCTACAATCTCCGATGTGTCAAGCGTGTGGATTGTACCAAGAACTGTTACATAACCATCTGATTCGTGACCAATATTGCCATTTACAATGCCAAACGTCTTTGATGACGTAACCTCTGATGTCGCAGATGCAAGGGCTATAGTCGGTCTGTTCCCGGTAGAACCATTTAAATAAATAACGCTCCCGTTTGGGATAAGAGAACCGCTATTATTTCTTACGGCAATATCAATGCGTTCTGCCTTATCTACCACGCCATCGTTATCTGTGTCGTATGTAGCACGAAGCATAAAATTGCCCGAACCTCCACTGATACCAAGGTCGGCAGCAACGTCAGATGTCAGACGAGTTACAAGCCTTCCGTTTTCATCAATGGTAAGATATACCTCTGCTGCATCCGCAGTATTGTCTGGGGACACAAATACATCGTCAATGAAATGTTTTTTACCCTTGATAAATTGATTGCCAAGGGTTCTTACAAATGTATTGATGTTTTCAATGTTACTCACAAGTTCCGTCTAAACGAATTGATGGATAATATACTGATGAATTGTATGTGTCATCCTCTACAAATAGGTCATTGCTGCTCTCTTGAGCCTTTGCTAAAAGCAAAGCATCTGCCTTAATGTAGTTAACTATTCGTTTATTGATGTATTCTATTTTTGAATCAATAGTAGAAACGATTGAATCAATAGACATACTATCAAGAGATTTTTCCTCTGATTTTGTTTTTGCAATTGCCGTGCGCAAAAGCATGGCAGAAGACTTGACTGAGTATAAGCAAAGGCTATACTTAACCAATTTAAATAATCCCAATTGAGACTCTGTTAAGACCTCATCGTAAACTCCCTGCTCAAGTTCCTCGTATAATGTAGTCCCAAGCAAATCTTGAATAGATGTTGCTTGTTCCATTACAATTATTGAGAGGAGTGCAGATTTATCAAACCGACTTGGTAGTGGGTAGTTTTGATAAATGTAGTTATCGTCAATGAAAAGTACCTTAACCATTTTGTGCCGGATTATTTTGAGTGATGTCTGTAGTGTTAGCACCCTTCAATGCCTCAAGATTAATCTGCTCTTCAACTACTGAAAGGTTAATTTTCTCATAATTAACTGTAGCCAAAACACGTCCAATCGCATCCATTAGCAATTGACGATTAGGCAATGTCTCTGTAGCACGGAAGATTTGATATGCTGTAACAAGTTCGTTTCCGGTACCGCCAAGTTTACCTGCAACCATGACACCAAACAATGTTGGAGATGTCACGTTATGTGCAGTAAGAATCTTTGAGTCGTTAAGACGAGCAAGGATATCTACAGTCTTGTCAAGGTTATTTACGTCAAGAGTTTTAAACTCTGGGGCTTCGTCCTTGTTCTTGACCCAAGATACGATTACGGGTTCAGCCTCTGAGCCAACAAATGATGCCTTGAATTTCTCGTACTCTTCACGCTTTTGTTCGTTGCTCATGTTACGTCCAATGAACGTAGCAAGAACCTTTGGTGTGAATGAATTCGCTGCGGAGTTACGGATGTGTTTACCAAACTCGTAATCAGCATTGATGAAGTGAAAGGCAGAAATATAGTTAGGGATTCCGTAGTAAGAGTTACCGCTATATGGGTTCTTTACGTACAGGACTTGCTCACGAACCTTGTCGTACTTATCAAATGCCTTAATCTTTGTTGGCGTATTATGCTGCATAGATACAGCCATGTTGCCAAATCGTCTACGGACGATATAGTGCGTGACCTTTCCATCAATCGGTTCTGCTGCCCGAACTCCTTTTACGTCAAGTGAGCGAAACTCAATCAACTTGGTGTGGTCTTGATTCCACTTGATGTAGAAAGCAAATGCTCCGTGCAATTCATATTGAAAGGCTGCGTGTACAATCTGGGAGTACAGGCCCTCTGACTTTCCTGCGCAGTTGGCTAAAAAAGCCTTAATCTCCGCTTGCTTTGCAGGTGTCTTATACGCATCCAAGTTATATTCAATATCACGCCCGGAGACCATCTTTGCTTTCTTGGTCACAATGCCGGAATGAACGGGAGATTGCTTGAACATCTTTTCAAGAACAACAGAAAAATCGTCATTTAATCCGAATTTAATGTAATCTCCAACAGGCGTATTTCCTACATTGTAACGACCATTGAGGCTCTCAATAGATTTCTCAAGGGGGTTGCTTGCTACATTGCTTTCCGTTGCTACAACGTAAGTATTCGCTGCGAAGTAATCAACTATGTTGTCCCAAAGTCCCATTCTGTACTAATTTACAAGTTACTGATTTTTACTGTATCAGAAAACAGTGAGTTTTGATTTGTTGATGTAATGTACTCGTGGTCAATTACATTACAAATATAACGACCGTACTCCCCATTTTCGCCAGAAATGGTTATGTAATATTCTCCTCCTTCAATGCTTGTTGTAGCCAAGTCTATTGGAAGGACGATAAATTCATTGCAGTCATTCAGAAGACCAAGGTCTTGAAGTCCGTAAAAATTATACTCCTTTGTCCCAACAACTTTAGATAGTTTCATATTGAAACTGTTTTGATTCATCTCGTATGTACGGATGAATGAAAGATAGTTAATAAGGCCGTTCTTGACTGATTTCATATTTTAAAAATAAAAAAGGGGAGGGGAATCCCCCTCCCCAATCTATTTAGAGAAATGCTTATTAAGCACCTACCTTAGCGAAGGCAGCAGCATCCATAGTCAATGCGAGAGAGTTCTCGTCACCAACCAAGGTCAACTGATAACGGTTCTTGTCGGTACGAGAAGCACCAGAAGCACCATCAACAGAAGAAGCATACAGACCGAACTCATAACCAACAGCGTGGTAAGTTCCGGCAGCAGTCTCAACAAAAGCAACCAATTCAGCACCGGGAACAGCAATAGCCTCCAAAGAGTTACGCTTGTCAGAGTTCATGCGCAAGAACTCCATCTGAATGGTAGGAACACAAGAAGAAGTTCCATCAGCGTTTACAGTCTTAACGTCTGTAAAGTTAGAGAAACCATCTTTATTGTTGAAGCCCAACTCCAATACAACGGTAGGAGTAGTAGAAAGGTTAGCAGCGATGCTCAAAGCACCTGCGCTTACCGTCACACCACCGTTCTCAAGCAAGTCGGCACGGTCAACAAGGTAAACAGATTTCAAACCGCCAGAGGCTAATTCACCACAAGCGTAAGAAACTGAAAGGCCAGTAAAATCAACAGGACATCCCATTTTAATGATATAGATTAGGTTGGTTTAGGGGAGTATTTCTACTCCCCCTTACCGATTATTATTAGGCGAAATTCTTGGCGTAAACAATCTCAGAACCCTTCAAGTAGGAGAAGCCCAACTTGAATTGACCCCAAATCTTGTCAGAAGACAATTCAGCCTCCCACTTCATGTCAATGGCACGAACGTCATTGTACTCGTCAGTCAACATAACGATGTTTTCTGGAGCAGAAATGATGAACTCACCGGCAGCCAAAGAAGGGAAGTGAATAACTTCCATACCGTAGTATGCGGGAATGTTACCCTCAACAACACCTTGAGCAGTCGTAGTGTACAAGCCTGCGATAGCGATTTGATAAGCCTGTACAGCAGCAGTACCCATGAAGAAAGCGGGCTTCAACTGACGGTCAGCATCACCGTAAACGGCAGCCAACATAACAGCACTCATAGTCTCGTAAGCACCTTGCATCTTAGCCAAGATGTTAGCAGAAGTCAAAGCAGCATTGGTATCGTAATCAAGAACAGCAGCGTCAGCAGCGAGTTCAGTAGTGATAGCCGTAGCAGCCAATTCCAAAGCCTTCTGAGCAGACAATTTAGCGAAGTAATCAAAAACCCAATCCTTGAACTGAGCATCCATAGTCTCTTCGTTGTGCTGTCCTTGCTTGAGCAATACAGAACGGTAGGTGGTCTCAAGAACATTCTTGCAGTTCAAGAAAGCCCACTTGTAGGTGCTAACCGTCATCTCTTTCTCGTCAATAGAGGCAGAAGATTGTGGGTCAAAAGCACACAGGTCAGAACCAAAGGTCAAGGAAGCATCAAAGATGGGAACTTGAACCTTTGACTTTACTCCGTCAATAAGACGGAAGCGGTCAAGCACTTTAGCACTCTTTACCATTGAATCAATAAAGAGGCCGGGGGTGCGATTTCCCCAATCCAAAGTAGCAACTGAAATCGCCATTTTACTATAGTTTATTTAGTTTAATTTACAATTTTAATAAAAACGCTTGCCAAAGAACTTGTCAATCATATTTACTTTCTCTGAAGTGATTCGCTCAAAGGAGCGTGTCTTGTCTTCAACTACCTCATTAGAAGGCTCAATACCCTCTTGTTCGGCAGACAAAGCCAATTCAGCCTCTAAGACAGAGTTCACTTCGGACTCTTGATTTTCAGCAGAAAGAGCCTCTTCAACCACAACCTCTTCGGCCTGGGGTGCTTCCTCGGAAAGGACAATCTCCTCTACCTCGTTAACAGCCTCAACAACCTCTTCGGCAGCGGGTTCTTCAGCGGACATTTCTACTACTTCTTGTGTTGGCTCTGAAGTAACTTCTTCAGTTTGAGCAAATTTCTCTTGAGTCTCAGCCCAAAGTTCCATAACCGCAGAGTGGTCATCAGAAATTTTTGCTAAGGTTGCCTCAATTTTAGAAATACGCTCACCCAACTCTACAGCGAATTTGAGATCCATTTCACTATTTAAGTTTTGTTCAACGATATCTGTTTTAATTTCAATGG